AAGGAGATTGAAAATGGAAACAAAAGAACGAATTGAATTAGCTGAAAAGATTGCCGCAAAGATCGCACAGTCCCGCGTCTGGAGCGGCGGTGACAATGTCCGAATCTATAAAAATGGATTCGCGGCGATCACTCAGTCTGGTCAGGTTAATATTGATGCCTGCAAGGGCAAGTTTTTCGATGAGATCCGTGTTGCCTGCGATGAGTTGGGCGTTGAGTACGGCCGGGGTGTCAACCACGATGAATTATTACGCCGGCTGGGCAACTATAAATTAACCAAAACAGCGGCGGAGTAAGAAACAACTTGAGCCTGAAAAGACGGATCAGGCTAAACGATATGAACGGTTTGATTTTTGATTATTGGAGACAAACATGAACCTTGACGATTATTTAACATTGAGCCAACTGGAAGACGCTACAAATCTTAAATACAGCACCCTGCGGCAGCGGATAAAAAACCTTAAAATTGAGTGCCTACGGGTGCACTCAACATTGAAGCTGTACCCAAAGGACTGTATAGAGAAACTAATCAATTACCCGGATCATCGAAGGAAAGGCCCGTAAAGGGCCTTTTTTTATGTTACAAACCACCCCTGAATAAGAAGGGATTGAAACCCCGTCAGAATTCCTTGACCTGGGCCTTGAGGACCTTCTTGAAATATTCATCGGAAAGGAAGTATCCGTCCCTCGGAGCGGTAAATTCCTCGTTGGCAGCCACGTTGATAATATGGTCACCTTCCAGCGGATAGAGCGTTACTCCTGGGCCACTACAGCCCATTGAGCAGATCATCAATATCAGACTGCAAGTCAGCAGTATCACCGTCGGCGGTCCTCATGCCCATCAGACTTGACGGGTCAACACCTGTGATCTGATTGAATCTTTCCACTGTACAAACGGCCGACCATCCAGCAGGCGATACATACTTTTAACAATATCATCACCCTGAGCGGCTTTAAGTGGCTTGACGAATTTCTCTATTTCCTCTGTTGAAATGCCCGAAAGGTCAACTCTGCGGTCAAAATGCTTTAATTTTCCAATCCAGAAGCTATCCGTAAGATAACCCTTGCAGGCGGTATAGGTGTAAACAACATAAGGGTCAAGATATGGCTCACAGCTAACACTTGTCTTAAATCCACGCTGGAAAGCATATTGCAGGCAAGCCAATCTTTCGGCGAAGTTCGGGGCTTCCGGTTCCCAAAATGAAAGAATCTCATCATTCATTGAGCCAATGGTAAACCGAAACATTATCTGATCTCTGAATTCTGTGTAAAAATCGCAAATTACCGTGATGCAACTCCAATGCGGCTTACTGACAATCAGGACTTTATTTCCCGCATCGAGCAATTTTCGTAAAACACAGAGATATTGAGACATATTCAGGGGTGTAAGATCGTGAGTTGACGGAAACATGATAATGCCTTTACGCTTGCCTCGTGGTTGATCGACTTTTTCATTGTCGATAACCGGCTGCGTCCACTGCTCAACAGTGCAGCGGTTAAATCTGTTTACCGCCATCTCACGAGCATAGCAATAACGGCATCCATGTTCACAACCAAGCTGAAAGTTCAAGTTGCTCTTGGCCCATTCCTTAGTTCCAGTTTTCATCACGCCCATTCCCTGATTTAATCCGGTATAAAACTGCTTCTTTTTTCCTTTGCCTTTGAAAATTTCAATCTTCATAATCAAAATTCCTTCACCTGAGCCTTGAGGACCTTTTTGAAATATTCATCAGAGAGGAAATAGCCATTTCGCGGGGCGGTAAATTCTTCGTCCGCTTTGACATTGATAATGTGATCGCCTTCGAGCGGGTACAGTGTTACGTTGTTACATCCCGTTAAGCAAATCATCCAAATCGGACTGCAAATCAGCAGTATCCGCATCACTATCAATTTTTTGTTCTGCTTTTTCATAAGCTTCCCTTTTCGCTTTGGATTCACGGCTGAACCAATCCTTCCAAATCAGGATGATTGAAGAAATTGCCGCAATCATAATTTTCCACCAGTTTTTCATTTTCGTTACTCCAAGGGCTTTTTCCGGCCCCGCTATATTTGTAATAACGAGGCCGGATATGCCGTTTCATCCACCTAATCCGAAACCGTTTCAGTCTCATCATTGTCTGGCACATTGAGGGCGGCCCGCAACGCCTTGATCATCGGAAGCACAATAACATCGTCCCAATGGGTACTGCTATCAGCTACCTTTTCCTCAATCGCATCAAAGGCGTTATCAATGATTTTCTTGACCTGTTCGGCGGTTAGCATCGCTGACATTGCCGCTACCAATGATTTGACCAATTGCAATAATAGTTCACTCATACGAAATCCTTTCTTAAAACTGTTTCCTGCTTAAAAATTGCAGGCGGGCGGGCATCCATACCAGCCCGAACCTGCGAACCACTACAGGATTCCTATTTGTTGTCCGACGCCTCCGCAGCCGTGACACATCCAGTGCAGCGGCGCCGCGGCCAGGTCGATCGAAGTACCGCCTTTAGGCATCAGGCTTTTCCTTTCTGCGTTTTGTCTGATTCTCTTTAATCCGCTTATCCTCAAGGGCGGCTTTGGCTATTATCCTGGCTGAGTCACACTCATTGCAGTTGCCTTTCCCCAGCCAGGTTTCACAAATTTCATGAATTGCCTTTAACTTATCCCACAGCCGTGCATTCTCATGGTTCGCCTCCATCAATTCAGCCGCCATTCTCGCCACATCGTTCCGGTTGGCCGCATCTGGATTAATTGACAACATCGTTACTCTTTCGTTCCACGGTAACATTTTACTTGCCTCCTTTCAGGGCTTGTTCTGCCTTATCCATAGCCGCTTCCCAGGACTTCTGGTAACGGATCAACGGCGGGCCGTTCTGCTCATCGTACAATGACTGCAACGCTTCTTTCAGCCGTTCATTTTCCGCCTCTAATTTCCCCGCCTTCCGACTCCACGCCCCAATCTCCTGAATGGCTATCTTGGCTGTTTCTTTCAGCCGTTCATTTTCCGCCAAAAGAACCGGGTCGGCTTCCGCCGGTGAATTACTCCAAAACTCACACACCTTCAATTCCCCACAGTCCGGGTCGGCTTTACAGTCGGGGTAGTGTTCGCAGGTTTCACAGGTTTTCATTTTTCACTTTCTCCTTAATTTCTATCTTTTATTGTTGGTTATTCAACAGAAAGCGATTTAAGCCGCTCTTTTTCCCTGACCCTACCCGTGGGTCGGGTTTTTGTTTTTCTCGCGTCCTGCGCAATCCTCGTAAGCGTGGCGGCAAGCTGAGGGTTTTACTGACTGCCATTTCAGTGGGTGGCTCATATTTTCACCTTTCCATGTGCCATATCGTGACAATCACGACATAAAGCAATCAGATTATCCACTTCATCCGTCCCGCCTTGACTCCTGAAAATCTTGTGGTGAATATCCACGGCCTGACGACCGCACTCCTCGCAGGGGATAAAATCCTGTTCGCCGTAGCCGTGGGCCTTCAGGTAGTTTTTTACGTGGGGTTTCATTCGTGCCTCACCAACCCTTCCCGGTTCTCCGATGAGGTCAGGGCAATGGCAACCGCCGACCACACATCTTTGCGCACTCCGTACAGGGGGCCCGGGGCCTTCTTTGTCCCGATTGCCTTTTCCCGAGTAGAGCCGAACCGATCCATCACGGCCTGCCGGATATTGGAATCCTTGGCCTTCATGGACCCGCAAAGGTGGATCTTGACATTGCGCCGCCCGATAGTGTAAACCTCGGCATGGGAAACGGCCTCTTGAATAAACCGCCCGATCCATTCACAGGTTTGAAAGACGGACTTGCCTACCGCCATGCCCATACATTCCACCCGCTCGATGACAACACAGTCGGCCTCGAATTGCTTGATGATATGGAGCATGACAGGGTTTTCTATGATGTCGTGTTCGATAAACGCGCCGTCCCGGTAAACGGCATAGGCAGATTTTACATTTCCGGGGTCAATTGCTAAGATTTTCACAATACCCCTCCCAATCTCAAAAAGATAATCAGGTTCTCAATACAGCACAGGCAAAGCAGGGCAATCATTATCCGGTATTCCCACTTGATCCACCGGTACTGCCGGTACGCTCTTTTCTGCCATTCGGTAACGGCGTCGAGTTTGGTGATTAACTGTTCAAGGGTCATTGTGCCTCCTTGCTTTTTTCAAAGTCCATTTCGCAGATCATCAATATCACTTTGTAAACCTGCCTTGTGCTTTGGGGTCGCCCAGCACCGTTATTTCAAGATCATACTGATTCATTTCCTCTTGTCCTCCCCGCCAATGCCAATCCACTTGAACAAACCGAGCCTGCTGGCGATTCGCTCATCAAAACTTGCCTCAAGGTTTTTGCGCGACTTGTTAGTGCTGATGAACGTTGGCCTGCAAGCCTCAAGGCGGCTATCGATCAGCACGAATATCGTCCGGTTGCTAAAATCGCTCTCGTTCCTGCCGATGGAAGTTGTCGAGCCGATGTCCTCGATGATCAGACAATCACAATCCATCATCGGCCGGATAACATCAAGTTCCGTTAGCCTGCTGCCTTGCTTGTAAGTGTCCCTGATTTGCAGGCAGAGCATTTCGTAGCTGACTCGAACAACTTTTTTGCGTTTGAGAATAAAGTGCCTTGCTAACGCACACAAAGCAAAGCTCTTGCCTCTGCCGACCGGCCCGAAAAGAACAAGCCCTATTTTGCTGTCGAAACTCAGCAATGCTTCCTTGACTGCTTTGCTTAAACTGCGAAGATGAGCACCGGCAAACAGCGGCGGTATAACCTTGCTCAAAGATTGCCGCATCCGTGCGGCTCTGTCCATCCTTGCTTTTCGCAGCTCTTGGCGTGCGTATTCTTCACGCTGCTTGTCCGCACATTCGGGACAAAACTCGCTTGTCAGTATCTGAGCGAATAGCTTTGTTACCTCGAACAGTTTGCCGCACTTGCAGAGCTTAGTTTGGGATAAGTGCCTGTCCCCAGTCCTGCTCGTTAAGACTTGGCCGATAGTTTGAGTTTGAGTTTGATTGTCCATTTTTGTTACCTCCTTTTTCCTGCGTTCGCGCAAACCAGTTAGTTAAAAATCGCCTGTAATTTTTCTTGAGTTTTGAAGGGTTTGAGATAAGCCATTGCGCAGCCTGCTTGATTGACAATTGAACATCTACCGCCGGATAAGCTTCAGACCACGCCAGAATATCTTCCGAGGTTATGTTTTCAAAACCACCTGACTGAAACGAGAATGTAATTTTTTCTTTTATATTATTATTTTCTTTTATTGAAGATGAAGATGAAGATGAAGATATACACGTTACTTTTGCGTTACTTTCGCCGTCACTTTCTGCGTTACTTTCCCGCTTCATTTTTTGCCGATAACGTAAAGCCCGTTCATTCCGTGATTTACGCTCTCTTTCTTCGCGTTTCATACGCCGATTAATGACCGTTACTTTTCCGTTACGCTCCGTTACGGTCGCGGTATTTGTATCCTTCAATTCTTCTAATGCTTGGACGAAATTAACGGCAGTGCAACGACAGAGACGAGCTAACTGTTCGGTCGTCCCAGTGATTTGACCACTGCGATCCATTTCGTGCATAGCACAGAGAAGGTCTATCCAGATACCGCGGGTTGACGGTGAACACATAGATAGTTCGGGGTCTTTCAGCCAATCTCCGGTATAAAATTGGAACGCTGGCAATTTAGCCATCCTCTTACTCTCCTATCCGTTTCTGACCTATTCGACTGTGCCAATCAAAGATCACGTCCCCCTCCGGCACAGTGTATCCCCGTTCAAGCTGATAAAGCCGCTTGAGTTCGTCTCTCTGCCTCGAATTTGGCCGGGGGTATAGTTCGGTCCACCGTTCCCGGATCTCGCTTAAACAGGCCCTTGCTCGCTCCTGTGCGGCATCATCGAGAAAGCCATGAGGCCGGGACTGCCTGCCGTTGCCCATTTGTGGGGTAAACGGGTTTATGAATTGTGCGCCGGGGTAGGTCACTTTATATCCTCCCCCTTCCCCTTCGTTCCACACCTGGGGCAGTAGATTTCTTTTCCTTTTTCCCCGTACCATATTTTCTGGCAGAGCAGGTTGGGGCAGTAGCGTGGGTAGAGTGTCTTTTTCAAAATAGCACCTTTTGTCCTCTCTTTAATTCCTTGACGGTGATTCCTTTTTGCTCGGCTTGGATACGGGAGACGGCGATACGACACCACTTTTCGTCTATTTCACAGCCGATCCATTTTCGCCCCATTTTCCGGCAAACAACGGCCGTGCTACCGGTCCCCATGAACGGGTCGAGTATAATATTGCCCGTCAGTGAAAACCCGTCCACTACTCGTTTGCAAATATCCTCTGATGTATAGCCGGGATGTTCGTAATGCTTTTCTTTGAAAAAGTACCCAAGTCCGGTCGATTGGCAGTTGTGCCATACGTTTGGAATCATTTTGACGGGCCGTTTGAGCGCAAGTAAACTGCTGAATTGATTCTGATAACCCCACTTTATTGCACCGGCCGGAGAATAGGTTAATTGGATTTCCTTGGCTCGTTCGCCCAAAAGCCACCAAAAAAACAACTTATGTTTTGTTGGCGCAAAAAGGACGATTTGTTCATTTGACGCCTCCCATATGCGGCGCATCCATTTTTTACACCAATTCCTGTATTCTTCTTCCGGCATATCATCCTTGTATGTTCCGTAGTCCTTGCCTACATTGTAGGGCGGGTCTGTCCAGCAAAGATCCACACACCCTTCCGGCAGTTGCGGCAGAATATCCATACAATCTGCACAATAAAGCAATCCATCCTCACACTCAAAGTAAGGTTCCTGCTTTATGGATTGTTTGATTGAATCCAAGGTCATCTTAGGGCCTCTCTTGCCTTGTCGATTTTGCTTTGGAGGTCCGCACTGACCACCTCTGTTTTGATCTCCGGCCATGATGCAACCTGATCGTCAATACTGGCCCTGTAAACAAAGCCCGTATCCTCGTCAGATATATGCAGCCCTGCTATGTTCCCTTCAAACACCTTGATATAGGCGACAAGTTCGCGGATATTGTTAATGGGGATGTCCGCCGTCACGTCCTCGTCTGGATCATCATACGGCTGATAAATCCATTCCCTTATTTCATCAACAAGGGGATCGTCCAGAGATACATCCTTGAAATCCCTTCCTTTTGCCTGAAATACCTTTGCGATAATGTCAATTCCGGTTGTGGTTTCACCGGTAACGCGCAATGCTACTTCCATTGTTAATCCTTTCTGGTTTGAGTTATCTT